TCATTCAAAGTATTATTCACCCCAGTAGTGAATTCAGCTACTTTAAGCGGGCGCGAAAGAAAATCCTTTAAGGTTGCCTCATTTGATTCTCCAACTAACATGGTTTCATCTGCTTGCTCGCAATTTGCCATACAAGTATAACCTGGAGAAGAATCAGAAAAAGAAACTAACTGAGAAGAAGTAGTGTTAGAATTCTCCATTCCATGGCACGCATTTCCAGATTGCGGCTCTAGAACCTTCCGCCTAGCTTGACGGGTAATCCTAGTCCGGTTGTTAAGTTGCGTAGAAAACGATGTCCTAGGAACGAAAACAGGTGGAGAAGGTTGTTCGGGTTCTGTGGGAGGTTCACCTGAATGTAATTCCATCTCTTCATACTTAAAATGTGCTAACAAATGGGCATAAAACTCCATTTGAGCATGGTCCAAGTAAATATTTAAGCGTTTTTCAAGGGGCACTTCATCCAAAGTGACGCTATCCCCATCTAGTGTTTTCAAATTATAAAAATACGTAGTAGGTGAATGTTCATATAAATGAGAAGTGCCCACCCAAGCAACTTCTCTACGAAAAATGCATTCTATTGTCGACTGTTCTAAATAGAAGTACGTCACAAGCACAAAAGCATATATAAAAGAAAAATGCACACAAATAATATGTAATCGATTGTACAAGCACTCGTTTAGCGGTCGGCGTGAGTGAACGCCCTAGGATAAGTTAGGATTCCAGCCTGTGTGCTCCCTATGAAGGAGCTTAAGGAGATTCATGGCCTCATAGTAAAGCCTTTTCTCCTTACGCGCAAAAGATCTCGGCGAGACAGTGACAATATTCCGCTCAGTACGCACTAAGCTGTAACGACTACGAATAGTCTTCTGATGGTAGTCACTAAGTCTCACTTCAACCAACATTGCAGCAATTTTCACAAGGACATCGCCAGATAAGTCAGCTGTGCCACTCTGCAACTCAAGACACGTTTCTTTGTATCTTTCGTCACACTGTTCCCAAGTGGGCAAACTTTGACCGGGTAACAACTGACGTATCGTGTATCCATGTATATTTGGGCAAGGTGTTTCCACAACAATG